CCACCATCAATGAGCAGTCAGAGATTGGCGAAGTGCTGAACGATGTGACTGTGGGCGAATACGATGTGGTGATGGACACAGGGCCAGGCTTCCAAACGAAGCGCCAACAAGCCGTTGAGAGCATGATGCCGTTGCTCACAGGCAATGCAGAGTTGTTCAACATTGCGGGTGACTTGGTATTCAGGAACATGGACTTCCCTGGCGCTGATGTCATTGCAGACCGCCTTGCCGCCATGAATCCCTTGGCTAACATTGACGAGAAGTCTGACATTCCTCCTGAAGTGCAGATGCGCTTGGCTCAGTCTCAGCAGATGATTGAGCAGTTGCAACAACAATTGCAAGCCGCTGGTCTTGAGATCAACAATCGTATGCAAGTGGCACAGATCAAAGAGCAAGGCGCTACACAGCGCAAACTCATGGATGTCACCGCAAGAGCGCACAACACCGAGACAATGGCAGAGGTCAGGGTCAACGATCAAAACACTAGGTCAATCACTTCTCAGAACAAAACTGAAATTGATGCCTTGGTCAAAATGCTTATTGCAAGAATGTCGCCCAATGAATTGTTGTCTGAGATTGACCGCTTGAACGCTGAACAACAGCAGTTTGCGATGACTGCGGCAATGGACATCGATCAAGGTCAAAACCCGCTAATGCAGCAGTAATTGACAGATAATGAATTAGGGTAAATAATTACTCAAACCTTACCTGTGAGGCTCACAGGGAAAATTCTTTGAGGAAACTCAATGTCAGAAGTTCAGGAAGTGCAAATTGCACAACCAAAGGTCTCCACTACTGTGGTGACAAGTGAAAATTTAGCTGAATTTAACGCTAAGAGAATGGGTTTAGCTGATTCAACGCCTAGCGAGGCTGCACCTAGTGCAGAGCCGCCTGAGGTCGATAATGGGCAGAGTGAACCAGTTGAAGCGTCAGAGGAAGCGACAGCAACAGAGGATCGAAAACGAAATCCTAAGTTGGAAATTCGGTTTGAGAAGATAACCAAGCAGCGTGAAGAAGCGAGGGAAGAAGCCCGCAAAGAGCGTGAAGCAAGGGAATCTTTAGAAGCCAAGGTCAAGGAACTAGAAAGCCGAAATCAACCCCAAAAGGTTGAAGCGGCTGAAGAACCGAGACCAGAGCAGTTCACTGATATGTATGAATATGCGAAAGCATTGACAGACTATAAAGTGGATCAGCGATTGAGTGAGGAAAAGCAAAAGGAAGCACAGGCCAAGGTAGAGGCTCAAAGGCAAGAAGTGATCAACACTTGGGCCAAGCGAGTTGAATCTGCCAAATCCGAGATGCCTGATTTTGAGGACATGGTTGGGTCTGCCGATGTTGTTGTGAGCAACGAAGTGCGTGACGCAATCTTTGAATCAGATGTTGGCCCCCGAATCCTGTATCACCTTGCTGAGAATCCCGAAATTGCCGAAAAACTGCAAGGCATGACAGTCACATCCGCATTGAGAACTATTGGGAAATTGGAGGCTCAGTTTGAAAAGGCAGAGCCTCAGACAAAGACTGTTGTTGGGAAAAGTAAAGCGCCAGCACCGATCAACCCGATCAGGTCTGCGGCTAATGGGCGTGATGTGAATCTGAATTCCAATGGTGAATTTCATGGTTCGTATCAGGCTTGGAAAGCGGCTAGACTTGCAGGGCGAATCCGCTGACATAAACCCATTCTTTTAAGGAAATAAAATGAGCAATAATCTGCTTACTATCTCCATGATCACCAACGAAGCGTTGATGGTCTTGGAAAACGAGTTGACCTTCTCTAGCGAAGTTGACCGCAACTATGATGATCAATTCGCTGTTTCAGGCGCAAAGATCGGTAACACACTGAACGTCCGCAGACCTGGTCGCTTCATTGGTACTTCTGGCCCTGCTTTGAACGTTGAAGATTTCAACGAGACAAGCGTTCCAGTGACCTTGAGCACTCAGTTCCACGTTGACACACAGTTCACCACACAAGACTTGGCTCTGAGCCTTGATCAGTTCTCTGATCGTGTGTTGAAGCCCGCTGTCGCTGCTGTCGCCAACAAGATTGACTTTGATGGTTTGACAATGGCTAAAAACAGCACCGCCAACATCGTTGGTACTGCTGGCACTCCTCCCACATCCTTGCTCACCTACTTGACCGCTGGTGCTTACTTGGACTCAGAGGGCGCACCCCGTGATGGTCGTCGTTCTTGCATCGTTGAGCCTTTCACTGGCGCAACCATTGTGGACAGCCTCAAAGGTTTGTTTGTTCCTTCCGATGTGATCGGCAAGCAATACCAAAAAGGCATGATGGGCCGTGACTCTGCTGGTATGAACTGGAAGATGGATCAGAACGTTGTGAACCAAACATTTGGTTCATACTCCGACACCCTCTCCACTAACACCACCACCTTCACTGGTTCTTTGACATCAGGTTGGGCGCAAACATCTACCATCACTTTGGTTTCTTCTGCTGGCACAGCGGGTCTGAAACAAGGCGATGTGATTCAGATCGCTGGCGTGTACGCTGTTAACCCACAGAATCGTTCTGCTTACGGCTCTGGCAAATTGCGTAATTTCGTTGTGACTGCTGATGTGACTGTTGCCGCTTCTGCTGGTTCTTCTGTTACTGTTTCCCCTGCGATCATCACAGGCGGTCAGTTCCAGAACGTGACCATCATTGGTTCAACAAGCACCACTGCTGTTGTGACTCCATTCAACAAGTCTGGTACTGTGTCCCCACAGAACTTGGTAATGCACAAAAATGCGTTTACCTTGGCTACTGCTGACTTGGAATTGCCTGATGGCGTTGTGTTCGCTGGTCGTGCTTCCGATAAGGAACTTGGCTTGTCAATGCGTGTCGTTCGTCAGTACACCATCAATAACGACTCTATCCCCACCCGTGTGGATGTGTTGTATGGTTGGGCGCCCCTCTACCCTGAACTCGCTTGCCGAGTTGCAGCTTAATTAACTAGGAAGGAAACAGATCATGTCTAATCCAGGCGCAGCAAGTACTCAAACAGTCAACTACCTAATGAATGGTAGTGCTTCCGATGGTGTCCAGTTGGGCGCTGTTAGCGGCAAAGTTGGCTTCTATGGCATCACTCCCGTTGTTCGTGCTGGTGCTATCACCGCATTGACAGCGACTCCCTCAACTGCTGAAACAGTTGCGGCAGTGAACGCCATCATCACCGCTATCAAGAACATTGGCATTACGTCTTAATGTGAATTGATAGACTAAGGCCACTCTCCACATCGGGGGGTGGCTTTTTTATTTGGAGAACAAATGCACATCATGATTGCAATGCCCGCCTACACAGGCGTGGTTCACATGGGAACTATGAGATGTCTGTTTACAGACCTGACAGCACTCATCAAAAGGGGTGACACCTACACCTTTGTGGACGATATTGGCAACGCTTTAATTGCAGATTCACGAAGCATCACAACCACCAAGTTCTTTGAAGAATCGGATTGTGATCAACTGATATTTGTTGACAACGATGTGTCATGGGAAGCGGGCGCATTGCTCAAGCTGATCGATGCCCCTGAAGATGTGGTGGCGGGTATCTACCCAAGACGCAAAGACCCCATCGAATATGCTGTCCATTACCTAGAACAAGAAGAATTGTGGGCAAATCCCGAGACAGGATTGCTTGAGGTCAAGGCCGTTCCAACGGGCTTTTTAAAGATTTCACGAAACTGTGTGGCTAAATTGATCGAGGCTTTCCCTGAAAGCCACAGATATGAAGCCGACAGCGAAAAGCGTTTTTATCCTCTTTTTGACCATATTTTTGAGGATGACTACAAGTGGGGCGAGGACTACAGTTTCTGCATCCGCTGGCGCAAAATTGGCGGGAAAGTGTGGATTGACCCTGAATTGCACATGGGACACACTGGACATAAAATGTTCCAAGGGCATCTTGGAAATTGGCTCAAAAATCGTTAAACTAAATCACCTTTGCAAAGGATCATCATGTCCAATTATTCACAGATTTCCGCTACCACTTTGGTAAAGAATCAGCCTGGCAAGTTAAAAGGCATTTTTTGCAGTAGCGTGACTAGCACCCCCACAATCACTGTTTATGATGCCCAAACGCCAGGCACAGATGTCAAAATCATTGACACTTACACCCTGACAGCGGCAACAAACATGAACTTCTATGATGGCATCAACTGTGAAAATGGTCTGTATGTTGTCATTAGCGGCACAGCAAGCGTAACTGTCTATTTCGAATAATGTCAAACAATACGGCTGTCACTCAGACAACCAACATTGTCCCTGTTCAGGGCGTTTTTGCGCCCGAGCCTAGCTTTGCCCTTCAATACTTTGTTGGCCCTGCGGGAACACCCTTTCTGCCCCCCACAGACCCCAACATCAGCGGGGCATCGATCACTAGCAGCACGATCAACAGCACAACCATTGGTGCGACTTCACCCTCTACGGGTAATTTCACCAATATTGCGACCACCACAGGCACGATCTCCACAACCCCATCAGGCAACACAGACATTGCCAACAAGGGATATGTGGATTCGGTCGCCCAAGGTCTTGATGTCAAGGCTTCATGCGTATATTCCACAACTGCTGACATTACCTTGTCGGGTTTGGCGGTTCAGGCGGGCGGTGATTGGACATCGAGCCTGACAGCGGGTGATCGGATTCTTGTCAAGAATCAGGCAAGCAGCCAATTTAACGGCATTTATGTTGCTTCTGCCTCCACTTGGGCAAGATCAGCCGACATGAATGTTTGGGCTGAAGTTCCTTCTGCGTTCACATTTATTGAATCAGGGACAACCCTAAGTGACACAGGATGGGTCTGCACAGCCAATCAGGGCGGCACAATTGATGTGACCGCAATGCCTTGGTCGCAGTTCTCAGGTGCGGGGACTTACCTTGCGGGTAATGGCCTCCAACTGATTGGAAGCACTTTCTCTGTTAAGACCAACGGCACAACATTGGATGCCTCATCAAGTGGTTTGAAGATTTCCGACACCTATGCGGGTCAGACATCCATCACAACAGTTGGAACAATTGCCACAGGCACTTGGGCGGGAACAGCCGTGGCGGTTGATCATGGCGGCACAGGCGCAACAACAGCATCAGGCGCAAGGACAAACCTTGGCGCTGCGGCAAGTGGTGCAAATAGCGACATTACAAGCCTTTCAGGAATCACAGGATCAATCTCCACAGTCAACGCCATTACATTCAACACATCCTATGCCACAACTTTAGGCGCTGGTCAGTTGGGATGGGATGGCAACAACACTTTGGGCCTTGGAATGTATGGCGGCAATGTTGTTCAGCGTGTTGGTGAGGATGTTTATTTCTACATCAAGGCTTCATCTGCAATCACCAAAGGTCAGTTGGTCATGTTCACAGGCGCTGTTGGCGCTAGTGGCGTTCTGACAGGCGCACCCTCTACGGGTTTGACCGATGGTCAGTACATCATGGGTGTTGCGTCTGAAGATATTGTTTTGAACGCATTTGGCTTGGTTCAGCACTTTGGAACTGTGCGAGGCTTCAACACCACTGGCTCATCTGTTGGCGAGACATGGGTTGATGGTCAGATTCTGTATTACAACCCCAACTATGCGGGCGGTCTGACAAACACACAACCAACAGCCCCAAATGTCAAGGCGACCATTGCGGTGGTCACAAACGCTGGCAGTGGCGGGTCGGGTTCTTTATTTGTTCGTCCAAGCACAGGAAGCGTCTTGGGCGGCACAGACTCCAATGTGCAGTTTGGAACACTGAACAACCAAGATGTCATTCAGTACGACAGCACCTTGCAGTATTGGAAGAATGTTCCCGCTAGTGGTTTGTCTGTCAGTTATGCCGCCACTGCGGGTTCTGCGGGATCATCTACAACAGCGGTGACAGCTACCAACTTGGCGGGTGGAACTGCGGGCGCTTTGGCTTACCAAACAGGCGCAGGGGCAACGACTTTCCTTGGTCTTGGAACGACAAATTATGTGCTGACTGCGGGCGCTACAGCCCCTCAATATGTGGCTCAATCCACTTTGGCGGTTGGAAGTGCCACAAGTGCAGGGAAAGCAACCAATTTGGCGGGCGGTGCTGCGGCATCCATTCCTTACCAAACTGCGGCTGACACAACGGCTTTCTTGGCCTCTGGTGCGGGTGATGCCAACAAGGTTCTTCAGAGCAATGGCACAAGCGCCCCTTCATGGGTGACACCCGTGGCTTATGCGACTGTGACCGATGACACCACCACCAATGCGGTTCGTTATCCTCTGTTTGCAGACCAAACCACAGGCAACCTTGCCACCACTTTGGTC